TTTAGAGTTAGGCGAAACAATCGATAAATTATTAGTGTTTATCAACGCTTTGTTTGCTGTTTTAATGATTGTTGGTATTGTTAACGATCCTACCACTAGTGGAGTAAGTGATAGCACTCGTGCAATGACTTATGACCGTCCAAACAATCAATAATATCAATAGGCAGCTACAATCGTGGCTGCCTTTTTCATTGGAGGAAATATGAAAAAAATCAAAAGGGATGTCAGTCTGACTACTAAGGTTCGAAATAACATGAACCTCATCCAGGACGAATTCTATTCTCACGATACTAACAGTGCAGTAATTGAATTAACAATGGACAGAACTGACTTAAAAAAAATAGTTGTGTTATTTCATTTTCAACGTTCCAATAGATTCTTGGAAGTAATTGGAAACGTCACAGGAAATGTAGTGGAAGTGCCGTTTGATACTAGCTTAATTACTGTTGATGAAACAGTAACTGGATATGTTTACATCGAAAAAGTAGTACAATCTGCTGATGTTTGCAAATTTTCATTTGGTGTGCGTGTATCTGAAATTGATAAACACAAAGATTTGCCAGTGATTGAGAAAGATAGCAAACGAATTGTAGCAATCACTGAGATTGTAACAAAAGCGGAATTACAAGAAGCATTAAGCAATATTCATGTGGAAGGTGCAAGATATGACGATTCAGAAATTTTGAAACGTCTACAAGCACTTGAAGCTACTCCAAAATTAGACACTAGCGTATTCGCAACCAAATCGGAACTTAAAAATATTTCGTTAACTCCTGGGCCAAAAGGAGACAAAGGAGACCCAGGACCTCAAGGGGCTACTGGAGAAAGAGGACCTAGAGGAGAACAAGGTTTGCAAGGACTTCCTGGTGAAAAAGGACGAGATGGAGACCCTGGACCAAAAGGAGACTCTGGATCTCGCGGAGAACGAGGAGAACAAGGTCCTCCTGGGCCTCAAGGGTTACAAGGTATTCCAGGAACTCCAGGAGAAAGAGGGGAACCCGGAACTCCTGGGCCAAAAGGAGACGCTGGACCGCGTGGAGAGCGAGGAGAACAAGGCCCTGCTGGTCCGCAAGGATTAACTGGACCTGTTGGACCTCGTGGAGAGAATGGACGCGACGGTGTGGGTATTCCTCAAAAATTGACCTTATCTGGAAACACGCTTATTTTGTCTGACGGGGGCGGCTCGGTAACTTTACCAGAAACCAGTCAAAATTCTTCCACTTCATCTAGTGAACTTATTGGTACTGGTATGCCGAATGGTAAAGTAGAAGGTAAACTAGGTCAAACTTATGTTGACACAGCTAAAACAAATGGTGCGCTGAAATGGATTAAACGAACTCCTTCAGGTAACACTGGTTGGGCGGTATTAGATGGAGATACTGGTTGGAAAACCCTAAATACAGCTTCTAAACTCGGTAATTCATACGTAAAAGCACGAAGAATTAACGATATTGTGCAATTACAATTTGGTGGTTTACAATGGGGTTGGTTCGGTATTGTTCGCCGTGGTATGCTTGGATTCGTGGCTCATCCAGGAAATCGTGAAAAGAAAGTTTTCATCTTAACGAATGGTCAAATGCCTTACGGTTACCGAACAGCGACTTCATTAATCGGGCCAATATATAACGACGATGGGGTACCTTATGGTACATGGTATCTTGGGGGTTACGGAGACGCAAACCACTTACGTTTCCAATTCTTAGAACCAATACCAGCAGACAAAGACATCGGCGACATCAGGGTTTCTAATATAAGTTATTTTACAGATGACCCGTGGCCAACAAACTAATAAGGAGGAATATATAAATGGAAATTGATACAAGTAGATATAGAGAGGGATTACCTCAAATCGGTTATGCGCCTTATCACCAAATCCACGCGCATTCAACAGGTAATAGAAATTCAACAGCTCAGAACGAAGCAGACTACCACATGCGTAGACCTGTAGAATCTGGATTTTTCTCACACGTCGTAGGGAATGGACGCGTAATGCAAGTAGGACCCGTCAATCAAGGTGCTTACGATGTAGGTGGCGGATGGAACTATGAAACCTATGCAGCCGTTGAATTAATCGAAAGTCATTCGACTAAAGAAGAATTTATGGAAGATTACAGATTATATATCCAATTATTACGCGATTTAGCAGACGAGGCTGGACTTCCTAAAACATTAGACTCAGACGCATTAGAAGGTATTAAATCACACTACTATTGCACAAACAATCAACCGAACAATTTTAGCGACCACGTTGACCCGTACCCTTATTTAGCAAGCTGGGGCATCAGCCGTGAACAATTCAAGCATGATATCGAGAACGGGCTTGAAGAAATTAAGGAAGGTTGGCACAGCAATTCAAAAGGCTGGTGGTATCAAAATTCAGACGGAAGCTATCCAACTAACAAGTGGCAGAAAATTAATGAAAAATGGTACTTCTTTAATGAAGATGGCTATTGCTTAACTAATAAATGGATTAAACGCGGTGGTGTTTGGTATTGGTTAGACAACGACGGAACAATGGCTACTGGATGGAAAAAAATCAACAATGAATGGTACTATTTCAAACAAGATGGCGAAATGGTTACTGGTTGGGTTAAATATTACGACAAGTGGTACTATTTAAATACTAACAACGGATTTATGGAGTCAAACCAATTCGTAAAAGGAAAAGATGGATGGTACTATATCAGTGAAGATGGAACTATGGCAGAAAAGCCTGACTTCACTGTTGAACCTGAAGGTTTAATCACAGTTAAATAATTTTTAAAGCCTACTCGATTGAGTAGGCTTTTTTGTTTTTGACTATCCTTTTGACCTTCTAACCGTCTAAAATAATACATAGTTTTCTAATTTTGCAAAAATGAAATTGTTGTTATATCAACGTTTTCCGTACTTTTCGTTTATAATATAATCGACTAGTTTTTTTATCCTCCCAAATAAATATTTCTAATCCTTTTTTCCACGAAGCCTGTTATATCAACGGTTTCGTGGTTTTTTTATTTTCCATTTTTAATGATTGACTATCCTTTTGACCTTCTAACGACATCAATCTATCAAATTTATCAATCGTATTATCTTTTTTGTTATTAGTAACGTGTGTATAGATATTCGCAGTAGTCTGTATATCTCCATGACCTAATCTGTCTTGAATGTCTTTTAAATCTGCTCCTGCTTCTGCTAATAATGACGCGTGAGTGTGTCTAAAACCGTGAGGAGTGATTCTAGGGAAGTTAGTACCTTCTAGTATCTGATTCAACCAGTACATGGCTGTATTGGATGAATAGAACGAGTTATTGCGATTTTGAAATACATACGTTTCATTTCCGGATAATTCTTTCCATTCATTCAGCAATCGCTCTAGGCTTCCATTTATCCGTATTGTACGCATTCCGTTCTTAGTCTTGGTCTGTGATATATATTTATCTTCAAACGAGCGTGCTACCGTCTTATTTATGCTTATAGAATGATTTCTAAAGTCAATATCATTCCAAGTAAGAGCAAATGCTTCTCCACATCGTAAACCAGTATAGCTAAGGAGATAAAAGAACGTATACACTTCTTTATACGGTTCAATATAATCAAGAAATTGGATTAGAGTGTCACGATCATAATATTTCAACTTATCGTCTTTAAAATCATCAGACTTTGGCAAGTCTACCAAGCTCATAGGATTCTTTTCAATAAGATTCAACTTCTGAGCATACTTAAATATCATTTGAGCGTATATCTTATAGGACTGAGTACTCTTAGGATAGTTCATATACCATCGGTTCACTTGAGCCTGGCAATCTTGAATGGTAATTGTATCGATGTAGAAATCACCAAACGCTGGTAGTATGTGTTTCTTGAAATAAGTCACAGTCGCTTGAAATGTGCTAGGTCTCACGCGTTTCTGATACGTTACAACCCACTCGTTGTATAGCTCTCTATACGTGTACTTTTGTTTAACCACTAATCCAGTATCCATCAACTCAACTTCTAGCCGTTGAAGAGCAGTAGTTGCAGCTAATACAGATTCAAATCCACGTCTAGTAGTATACTGCTTTTTACCTGTCTTAGGATTAGTACCACAATAGATTTTAAATTGATAATAGACTTGACCGTCTTTTTTCTTATAAGGCTTGATTCTATCATCGATTCTTTTCCTAGCCATATCTTTACCGTCCTTTCTTAATATGGTAAAATAGGGCATAACAAATAGCCCTAAATTAGGGTAAATTTTGAACTCACCACACTGTATCCGCCAAGATTCATAGTGTGGTGTTTTATTTTAATATAATAAGCACTACTTCAACCCTAAAAGTTTAAAAATATCAAATGTTGTCTTACGATACACTTTGTTATATATCGCTTTTTTAGGGTTCCTAAACAATCCAATACCTTTTTTCCCATACCCTGGAATAACAGCCTTTTTAATTTGTCTCTTCCACTTTGAAGTAGTACGTGCTTTAAGCATTTTCTTCCAGCTTGGCTTTCTTAATCCGAATTTCATAAATAATTCTCCCTTACCATTTAATAATATTCTCTCATTTCTTCCTTAACTCCGTAAGCAGCAATTAACTTATCGAATGTATCTGGAATATCTTGATACTGTTCTTGATAGAGCAGCAACATTAATTCTGTTGCAAATTTATTAGCTTCTAGCTCTAATTTACCTTTGCCGCCATAGCATGCAGAATAGTACCCAATTAAATCAGCATGATCTATAGCGTGTTTCAATTCATGAGCCATAACTAAATATTTCTCATTCGAGTTTTTCAAAGAATTATTCAGTAATATAATAGGCTCTCCATCATTTGTAACGATAATTCTCCCTTTTAATCTAGATGGAAAATCAACGTACAAATAATTAATATTTAAGTTATCAGCAATCACAAATGGATTAGCTGTTCGATGATTTTCTACTAAAGTTTTAATGTCCAATAATTAACCTTCCTTTTTATCTTTTAATCTATCCCACAAAACGCTTCTAATAATCGCATCTACCTTTTCTTTCTCATCTTCTGTTAATTCAATACCATCATAAGATATAGCTGTTGTATTTAATTTTAGTGCTTTTTCGATGTCAATAGCATCTTCTTTGGTTGCCCATGTTGGAGTATCCGTTGAAAACGAGTTTTGAGCAAAACGAGGATCTACAGCAGATTTTTCTACGTTAAAGAAATCTGCAATCTTTTGTACATTACCTGGATTCGGCATAGATGTACCCTTAACGTATCCAGTTAAAGTGCTTGTAGGTATTCCAGTATGTTTAGATAATTCAACTTGCTTAGTTCTAGTACGATTAAGTAATTCATTGATATTAACAGATATCCTCTTCATGATTTCAATATCATTAGGAGTGTACTTGCCTCTTCCTCGTGCCATTTCTAGTACCTCCTTATTTCCTATTGATATTATAGTACTGTTTTAAATCGTATTTGTAAATAAAAAAATATTAAAAAAATCGAATTTTTTATAATAAAAGTGTTGACATAAGAATTAAATCGTATTATTATAGACTCATAAGTTAAAGAAAATTGAAAGGAGGAACGGATTTTGACACAAATTTCGTTAAAAGCTGCAAGAGTTAACGTTAATTTAACTCAGAAAGAAGTAGCGGAAAAACTAGGAGTTCACCAACAAACTATCGCAAAATATGAGAAAGATAGCACTAAAATTCCTATGAATTTGCTACGTCAATTAAGCGCATTATACAAGGTTAAATTAGATCATATTTTTTAGGCTAAAAATACAATTTAATTCGAACAACCGGAGGTGAAAATATGTTAAAAAAACTTCGCCAAGAACGTGGTTTAACTCACGAACAATTGGCGAAAAAATTAGGGATCAGTAAATCGTATTACGTGAAAATCGAAAATGATTTTATGAATCCTAGTTACAAAGTGTTGAAGAAGTTAAAAGATTTCTACGGAGAGGATATTAATTTGAATGAACTTTTTAAATAAAAAAACGTGTCTTATCCGCTATATAAGACACGATACGGAAATTGTTCTGCTCAAGTTAATAGCGGCAACCAACAACACTTCGCCAGTATCGCCCCTGGCACTGTAGTTGAAATAGATTTTGATTCTCGATTTTAGAGACTAGCTTTTCCGCCATTTTCTCAACGGCAGCTAATTTATTGTTCTGTTTGGTCGTATATCTAAGACGACCGAAAAAGCTAACTCCCCCTATTGAACCCTGCTAGCCAGGTGCGGTAGGCAAAAGGTAAACCTACAAATGAATCCAAATTCTACTGAGACACAGTACCTTTCAAAAATTCTGATAATAATGTTGTCATCATCATCATCCTTTCTGCCTACTAGGATTTCAGAAGAGGTAGGCAAGGATATTATAACACCAGTTTCATAAATAGGGAATATTCATTTCAAAAAAAGGAGGTGGAAATAGTGAATTTATTAAGCGCAGATTTCGAAACAACTCTCAATTCCAAGGTTGTTGAAATCGTAGCTAATGCGATGGAACGATTGCCAACAAATAACAATCAACAAAGATACTTAAACAAGAAGCAAGCGAAGGCTTATATCGGAGGAATCGACGATAGAGATTTCGATGAGTGTGTATCGATGGGATTGAAACAAATTGTAATTAAGAGACCAAGCGGAAGCGCAACAATTCGATACGATGCCAGGGATTTAGATGAGTTCATGGCTAAATACAAGATTTAAGGAGGACAGCATGACAAGAGTTGAAATTTCAAAAGCTAGAAAGCTAAAGAAAAAAGATTTTAACAGAAATTATCTCAAGAAATACTGCAAGTTCTTAGGATACACAACACTAGTAATTCTAGGAGCGATTGCATGGATCCATTTATTAGTTGGAGCTGTTAACCAACAAGCAAACAAAGTAAATCTGATTATGAACAATGAATATATCGAGCCTGATTTTATGGATTCGTGGAAAGAAAGAGGAAAATAAAATGATTGAACTAATTCAAGGTAATGTCTTCAGAAATGGAGCTGTTATCGGTAGTTACAAAGACATTGAAGATAACGAGTATAACGTTTATTTGATTGATAGAGGAGGGTTAAAAACTAAGTATCAAGTACGAGGTTTTGACAATATCTATCAAGTGATTATAGACCACTGGTGGGACTATAAAGACGAAAATAGCCAGCGCGGGAACGCTGACTAACTAAACAAGGTGTGGTTTTCGATGATTAGTTTTGAAATGAATATGTTCGAGCCAAACGAATACGATGTAATGGTTGGAAGTGAACTAAGAGGGGAAATAAGATTCATCGAGGGAAAGTATCGATTGGTTGTATTTCTTGGAAATTACAAAAGCAGTAGTACTCATTCAACATTAGAAGGTGCATACGATACTGCAAGAGAACTGCTTGATAAATAATAGATGAAAGAGGTTATTAAAATGGGATTTATATCTAAAAACAAAACAGGGACAAAACATTAAGGAACTTCGTTTAACTCTTGGAGAAACTCAGAAGCAGTTTGCCACTAGATTTAACGTTGCCAAAGAGACTGTAGGTCAGTGGGAACGAGGAAGATGTAGTCCATCAGCAAATAAAATGGGAAAGATGACACAGTTGTATAAACAAACGTTTTCGGACATATCATCTTTTGAGAAATTACAAAAACCTACCAATTCTGAAAAAATAGACAAATCTAAAATTTTAGAATTATTAGTACGTGAACTAAATCCATTAGAACAATACAGTTCAAAGGAATTACTTGAAGAATTGACAAGAAGAGCATCAAAAAAAGACGACTTATAAAAGCCGTCATACAAATATTAACTAAAGTTATTATAACACGTTGGAAGGGGATATTCAATGAGTCGGTTATTAATTAACGAACCACCTTTACAAGTGCTGCCATCGCTTGCTAAAGAAATCGGCTTAAATGAGGCGATTATGCTCCAACAAATGCATTATTGGTTACTTAAGAGTGCTAATGAATTTACAGGAGTTAAGTGGTTTTATAAGACGCTTGAAGAGTGGCAAACAGAGTTTCCTTTTTGGTCAGCAATGACAATTAGACGAACTCTAGGCAGTTTAGAAAAACAAAAAATCATAAAAATAGGCAATTTTAATAAAAAGAAATTTGACAAAACAAAATGGTACACAATCGACTATCAACGAGTGAACAGACGATGTGTTCAAAATGAACAGACGATGTGTTCAAATAGAACAGATGGATGTGTTCAAAATGAACAGACCTATACCAGAGAATACACAGAGACTACTACAGAGAATAATGTCACCGAGGAGAAACCGCTCAAGGTTGTATGGACTGAGGAGACTAAACACATCATTGATTATCTAAATAAGCGAACAGGTAAGAAGTACTCTGTTAAGACTAAAAAGACAGCACAGCTAATCCATAAGCTACTAGATAACGGATTTACTGTAGAGGACTTTGAAAGAGTTATCGATATCAAGTGTAAACAGTGGTTAAACAATGAGAAGATGAATCAATATCTCAGACCAAGAACACTATTCAGCGAAAAATTCGAGGACTACTTAAACGAGGCACCAGCTAGAGTGAATAGAAATGTATCGTCTGGACAATCTGTTGAAGACAAGATGAGAGACTTATACGGACAGAATTGGCAGGGTTGACAATGAACAATTACGAGTTAGAAAAATCAATCATATCTGCAATCCTACAAGATTTCGATAAAGCTCAATCAACGTATCTGCAGGCGGAATGGTTCACAGATAACAATTTTAAAACGATCTTTGAAATATTAAATAATTACGGTAGTCGCTTAGATGGATTGATGGAGCTGTTTGCTAAAGTTAGAGCAGAAATGAAGGAAAATTCCATTGGATATGAGTATCTAATGGCTTTGCAGCAAGAAAGCGCAACAACATCCGGATTAGAATACCTGGCTAACCAACTACATCGTGAATATTTGAGAGCTAAACTCGAAAAGGTTAAAGCTGAACACACAGCATTTCCAACTAAGCAACTAGAAGCAGAAATGCTTGAATTGTTAAATGCGATTTCTAAGCTATCCAGAAAACGAAACGTCGGAGACTTATCAGAAACGTTTGAACAATTTGAGTATGAACTTGAACACGATATTGAAGACGGGATTAAGACGTTCAGTGGATTAGATGCAGCACTTGGAGGCGGAATTGGTCCAGGAATGCTAGTGACTGTAGGAGCTAGGCCATCAGTCGGAAAGAGTGCCTGGACAATCAATCTAATCGATAGAGCGCTACAGAGAAACGAAGGGTTAAGAGTAGACCTGTTTAGCCTTGAGATGAGCAAGAAGGAAGTATTCTCACGATTCGTCGCAAAGATGACTACGTTAAATACTTATTACCTGCGAAAAATGAATAAAATGCTGAAGCCTGGAGATAAAGAGCTAGTGAGAGCGACTATTGAGTATTTCAAACAGAAAGACTTAAAAGTCTATGACACTGTATCTGAACTCAATCATATTCTTGGAATTATTAAAGAACGTGCTGCAGGACAAGCACCAGGCAAATATTTAGCAGTCATCGATTATGTTGGACTAATTAAGGTTAACAACAATCGTGACAGAAGATTACAGATTGAGCAGATTACCAGGGAATTGAAGAATCTTGCTAATGAATATCAAGTACCTATCGTCATCTTATCGCAGTTATCTCGTGGAGTAGAGCAGCGACAGGATAAATCACCAATCTTGAGTGACTTAAGAGAGTCAGGCTCAATCGAGCAAGATTCCAATGTCGTTGGATTTTTAAGCAACGAAGAGACGGAAGAAAACCACGAAGGCTATCAACGTGTGAAGTTCTCTATCAAGAAGAACCGCGAAGGTGATTTGATGGATTCTACGTTTAAGTTCTATAAAGCTCAAATGAATTTTGTGGAGGAATTTGAACGTAGATGAATGCAAGAGAATTTGAAAACATTATGCAGTCGGAAGGATTAAAGACAACTCGAGCAGTAATGATCATGTTGCAAGAGGCTAAGAAGTGCCAGAAGAACATTAAGGCAATGAGTATGTATAAATATCTTCCGTATGCAGCAGAATACATCGAAAAGCAGGAAGAACAGAAAGACAAAGCTATATGGCAAGCGCTGGAAGTGGCTCAACTAGAAAAGATGTATGGATTTAGATTAGTTGAGGATAGAAATGATGTAATAATAGCCACTTACCAAGTTTCAGACCCTCATAGCGAAGTAATGAAGAAAATCAGAAGCCATATTGAGATAATGGCGGAATTGGAGAAAGAGTATGGCATTTGTAATTAAAAATATGAATATGTACTTTAAGGAAATTAATGATTATAGCACTCTGAAGGGATACCTAGATAAAAAGCATCCAATGCACACATCAGTATTCAAACAAGAGCAACAAGAAGCTATGACATTCAAAACTTATGGTGCTGCACAAAAATTCAAGAAGGAATATGGGATTCCTGGAAACATAATTGAAGTGGTTGCATCAACAAAGCCGTTTCATATTAACAAAATGGAAAAGAATATCGGACCTAATAGATTAGACGCTTTTTACGATTCAGTATTGATGAAGACCAGGGAAGATATTGAAAAGATGATTGCAGATTCTGAGAACAATTTCAATCACATGGCTAAAGACATATTGAAAATCAGAACAACAACATTAAACCAATTCTTACGTAATCCATACGAAATCGGCTGGAACACACGTAAGAAAATCATGGACAGATTAGAAGAATATTTCGAAGGAGCTGGAATTGAATGAATTTAAATGATCCAATTAAAAAAAGACGAATTGAACGAGAAGAGTTAATCCGATTAGTTCAAAACTGGTTTGTAGAACGTGACTTGGATACGCTGGACGGAAGTGGCCAGCTAACCAAACTACAGGAAGAAGTAGACGAATTAAAAGAAGCATATATCCATATCAACCGCGATGAAGAGATTGACGCGGTTGGAGATATTACAGTAGTGCTAATCGGATATTGCATGCAGCGAAATCTTGATTTCATGGAGTGCCTAGAAAGTGCTTATCACGAGATTAAGGACCGAAAAGGTAAAGTCATCAATGGTGTGTTCGTGAAAGAGGTGCAGTAATGGATTTTGGGGATTTTGCGCACATTAGTAGAGAATTAGCTGAAAATGCAAAAATCAAAGAGGCAGTAAAACATCCAAATCATTACCAAGGCATTAACGGGTTAGAAGTGTTCACCGTAATGGAGAATTTTATCCCAAAATACGAGAACTCGTTTGATGGATATATTGCAGGTAACGTTTTGAAGTATGTGCTGCGAGCGCCCAGCAAAGGTAAAATGCTCGAGGATCTAAAAAAAGCAAAGGAACATTTGGACTTGTTAATTGAAAGGTTAGAGGATTAATTATGAAAACAAATCAATTATGGGTAATATTTTGGCAAATAATAACATACAGATTTTAATGCTTAATGTGTTTGGAATTAGTAGAATTCATATTGCGTTTTCCATCATAACATTATTTGCTGGTGCAGTTGCAGGACATGAAAAAGAAAAAGAAATCAGAAGTCTAATCAAAATGGACGCTAAAGAATTCGAAAAGTACCTTAAAAATATTGAGGAGGACCAATCATGAATGAGAAATCAGAGCTTGATAAATTAAAAGACGATGTGCATTACTTGATTGTGGCTCATTGCAAGTACAAGGATATGTCGATGTATGACAGAGCGTTGAAACAGTTTCAAAAAGATATTAACTATGGACAGTTAGAAGAGATGAGCTACAATGAACGATTTTCTTTCTTACTAGGTTTTGAAGCATCGTTGAAGGCGGTGGAAGATGCCATTAACTTAAATGAAGCTGTAAAGAAAAATCCTGAAATGGTTGATTGAAGAAGGGGATATTAAATGACACTAACTGTATTACTTAAAGATGAAAGAAAATATATTTTCTACGGTATAAGGGAATACGGTATTGAATATGGAAAATACCTTAAATTTACTTATGTAGGAGACAAGGACGCTTGGCGGTTTAGAAATGAAAAAGAAGTACATGAAGGATGCTTTATATTAGATGCAATTGCTGGTTACTACATTAATAGATAAGAAGGTGATTAAATGAAAATTTTAACGATAATTATCTGCTCTTTAATAGTAGTGTATGTCTTTGACTGGCTCACAGAAGAAGATACCTTTAGAGAATTAATCTTTTTAATAATAGGAGCAATCGTGATTGCAATTCTATGCATCTTAGAGTTGCTTGGAGTTATATCGTTTTAAAGGAGGATAAATATGAAAGATAAAACACAGTATGAGGCTCTTATGGAAGAGTTGAAAAAAATGGCAGAGAATTTCAGAGCTGTGGTTACTAAACTCGGAGATATATTAGCAAAAATATTACCTGATATTGAAATTCCTGAGGAAGAGGAAGATACATGGGAGATGAAATGCCCCTATAAAGTTGGGGATAAACATTATTGTATCCAACCTAGTGGAGAAGTTTTTATGGATTGTTGGTATGACATAGAATCCGATAATGAATATTTTAGTCAAGGTAACATATTCCCAACTGTACAAGCAGCCTTACTAGAAGTCAAACGCAGAGACCTACTTACACGTTTCAGAGCGTTCAGAGACGAGTGCAATGGTGACTGGGAGAAGGATTGGAAAAACCACAGAAACAGAAAATATTTTATTT